TGAAGGCGTGCAGAAAGAAAAATTCGACCTTGACACCGGGTACAAAGAACAGTTAACCAGGATTGGCGACTACTACGACGACTTGACAGCGAAATTTGCCAACGGGACCCAGCAGCAGAAAGACGATTTTATCGCGCAGTGGACGGCGGCCGGGTATGCGTTCAAAATTAACGAGCAGGGCATGGTTGATTTCTCGGAGCAGAAAAAAGCCGAAATGCTGGTCGCTGAACAAAAATACCTGGACGATGTGGCGAAATTACGGTTGACATACCGAGAATACGAGCAGGCGTTGGAAACGGCCCGCCGCGATGGCAACTTGGCCGCGTTCGCCGCCGAACTCGAAAAACAGCGGGCATTAGAGGCCCAGGACTTGGCCGGCCGGCAGGAAATGATCGACCAGTATTATACCATCTGGCAAGACACTCACCGCTCCGCCATGTCGTATATGGCCGAAGCCATGATGACGTTTTATAACGGCGCGACCAATGCCCTGACCGACATATTCACCGGCGCGAAAAGCGCGTCAGAGGCGTTTACTGACCTCGGCAAATCCATCCTGAAAATGTTGGCTCAATGGGTAGCCCAACAGATCGCCGGGCAGCTTGCTATGGCGATATTCGGGAAATCCATGCTGACGGCCCAGACTGCCGCATCTACGGCGGCCGCCGCCAAAGTTGCTGCGGCGTGGTCGGGCGCTGCGGCCGCTGTATCCCTGGCGACGTTCGGCGCAAACTCTGTTCCGGCGATGGCCGGGATGACGGCTGCTTATGGGTTGTCTATGTCACTAGCCATTCCCGAACTCGCCTCCGGCGGCATCACCACCGGGCCGACTATCGCCGAGATAGGCGAACGCGGCAAGGAGGCTGTCCTGCCGCTAAACCGTCGGGCGTTTGAGAAGGCCGGGCTTGTCGGGCAGAAACCTCCGATCACCCAACAAAATTATTTTTATGGCGACATCAATACTGAAGCCGATCTTGACGAGATCAATCGTCGCCAATACGAAAGGCTCGAAATAGCTCTCAGAGGAGCGTGGTAAGTATGAAGCTGGTGTGCACCGACGTGATCAACTCCGGCAACCTGCTCCTATACCCCCGGATGGATACCGACAGTAATGCTGACGGCGTGGTCGACGGGTTCTCCAGCCACGCCGACGCCGAAGTCACGGCGACATTCTCTCTCGAAGCCTCGTCCCAACTTATCAAGATAACCGACGCAACAGCCGCCGGTGCGCAGGCATATGTCGAATCCGCCGCTCAGACAGCCACCGCTGGCCAAGCCTGGGCGGTGGGTATCGACTACGATTTCTTTCGAGTGGTAGGAGCGGCCGTTGCTTACCTGGAGCTGGCGTTCTATAACGATGCTGATGCTCTTATTGCCACCAGTGGGCGCGTCGCCATCAGCGCGGATGGTAGCGGCCGGGCAATAACGGCAGCCGCTTCCGCTCCGGCCAACACTGCCACGGTCAAGGCCAGAGTTGGCATCGAGACGACGGCCGCCGGCGATAAGGCTCTGCTGTTTGCCCGGCTCATGCGACTGGCGCAGGAAGAGACGAGCGCGGCCTTCTTCGAGGAATACACTTTACCGGAACATACGGCACTGACAAAGGAAGACCTTAAGTGGCGCAGTAAGCGGCAGGAGCGGGCAGGAGCCCATGGCGATATCGACACTGGCGATGGGAAGTATAAGGGTCGGGACATCGAGATCGAATACATGATACAAGGGAAGAATGCCGCTGCGTTTCGTAGTGGCTGGGATGCCTTCGTGGGCAAAGCGGCCCGCCAAAACCAGCGCCTTTATGTCCTTGATGACGATACCCGCTACCTTGAGCTTGCTAAAGTCGTGGGCATTTCGAAGCCCTATCTCAACGGTTATCTCAACGAGTGGGTAGACGGCACAATTGTCTATAGCCAGGAACAGGCTTTCTATTTGGCCGACACCAAAACCGTTGCCATTGCCGCTGACTTGGCCGACGGCAACACTTTTGTGCTTACCAATGGCGGCACCGCCGAGACCTGGCCTCTGCTGATTATCTACGCTCTTCAGGCCAGCGCAGACTTTACTCTCACCAACATAACCGACAACAACCGCCAGATGAGATATAACGATACCTCCATGGCAGCCGACGCTCATATCGTCCTCGATTGCATGCAGGGCACTGCCAAGCGCGGCAATGTGAGTATGATACGTTATGTTTCCGGTAACTACCTGCGGTTGTTGCCGGGAGCCAACACCCTGCGATTCGATGTCGTCAGCGGCCCGGGCAACATCGCTCTGCTGGCCGTTTCCCGGGAGGCGTTCCTATGAGGTGGGGGCGCACTAGGTGGGGGCGCAGTCGGTGGGGCGGCGTCATCGCCATCGGCGGGGACGTACCCGGCGGCGCAGCGGGGTTCCCGTTTCCGCTACAGCCGGGCGGGTGGAAGATCGAGATATTCGACGCCGAAGGCATCAAGGAATGGGAGACCGGCAGCGATGTCGGCGACAGCTATCTCAACCAACTTCAGTTCAGCCTGGAGGACATCGGCTGCGGCGCCTTCTCGGCCACCTTCCTGCGGCCGATACCCCTGCCGAATCTCACGAACCGCCGCCTCGACATCAAGCTCTTTGGCATGGACGTGCCCTGCTACAGCGGCCATATCGACACCGAACCGCAGGACGGCAGCACCGAAGACACCTATAAAATCAGCGGGTACGGGTATTTTGACAAGCTCGACCTGTGCTATGTAGAAAGCGGCGACTGGGCCGCGCAGACTGTGAACTACATCGTTGACGAGATTGCCAGGCTTACCGTCGAACCGAAGACCGACATCGTCTATAATGCCGACAAGATCACCGGCGGCGATTACGTCGTGAATTCGTTTGCGCTGGTCAGGGTCAAAGCAAAGAAGGCGCTGACCGACCTCGCAGAAATCCAGCAGAACATGGTCTTCGGCGTCGACGAGCGGCGAGAACTATTTTTTAAGCCGAAGGACACCACGGTCAACCCTAACGCAGTTTTTTGGGTAGGCAAGCATGTTTCCTCATTCGTACCGACTGTTGACAACAGCAAGATCAGAAACAAGCTGTACGTCTACAACGGCAAACGCCAGGACGATAAGTCGAATTTCGTTGGTACCGTACAGGATGACGCCAGCATAGCCGCGTTAAACGGGGAAATCAGGGAGGACGAAGTTACCCTGCCGACCACGCTGGACGATAATGACGCGCTCCGCTGGGCCAATTATCGGCTAAGTGAGTTGGCCACGCCGATCATCAAAGGGAAATTACAAAATATCTCTCTGCCGGTTGGCACCATCCTTAAACCCGAAGGCCTGGCGCGGGTGCATACGAAAACCGGCAAATATTACGATCTGCCGCTCCAGCGCGTCACCTACAAAATCAGCGGCAACGATAAACTCGATATCGCCGTTGAACTCGGCGAAAAGGATTTCGGCGGCAACGACCGCATCGTCGAAATGCTCAGAAACATGAAGATCAACGAGCTTTTGAGCGCCGCCAACATGCGCCAGATATAGGGAGGGGATATCGTGTCGACCTTATGGGCAAGAGCCAACGCCCGCCCCGCTGGGGCAGAAGTAAACATAACCGGAGAGTACCACAAAGTACCTCTCGCATCGCCGTTTGTCGTCATGCTTCGCGAGGTGCCGAAACAATCGGCTGGCGTGACCTGTGCAGGTTTCACTGAAACCACCGGCGTCCCAGGCGCGGGACAATTCAGGGTTTACTACGAAACTGGCACTACCGTCCAGGCCCATCCCACCGGCGCCGTTGAGTTTCACTCGTCCGCCGCCGGTCAGATTGTCGGCCCCTTCGTATATTCCGGCACTGGTTCGCCTCAGCATGTGGGCGATCTGGCCGAAGTTTCGCGCGCTATCGAAACGCTCGGTATTGAAACCGGGCAGGACTTTGTTGTGCGCGGCCTCGACGTTTTTTGGCCGATCCACCGCATCCCGGCCCGCTCGGCGAAAATGAGCACAAGCGGGACATGGTCGTCCACTACCCTTGCCGCCAACACCGACGAGGGTCAGGTTGTTTATATTTCGGACACGGCCGGAGCATATATCGAGCACACCTTTATCGGAACCGGGTGCCGGGTGATTTACCGCAAGGTCAACAGCTACGGCATCGCGGACGTTACCATCGACGGCTCGCCGCCGCTGATGAATCCGACCATCGACATGTACGCCAGCGCGCCCATCACACTTAACGCGGTCGAATATACCGGCCTGACCTATGGTTCCCACACAATCCGCCTTACCAGGAGCGGCAACAAAAATAGCTCGTCCTCCGGAACGGCCATCAACCTCGACGCCATCGACGTGCTCACCTACGGCGAGGATTTTCGGCGCATCGTTGTGGCGGCCAGCACCAAGACCATCCGCGCGAACGACAGCGACGTTACCCAAGTCGGCACCTGGACGGCGACGGCCACCGGGTTCGACGTTTTCCCCATGCAGATGCAGGCGACCGGAGCGGCGACCCTTTCGCACACCGTCGAGGGCACGGGTGTCGGTGTTTGGCTCCGCCGAGGGACCGATTGCGGCCTTGCGGACATTACAATCGACGGCAACACCGCCGCGTCCTTTGACTGCTATAGCGCAACGGCTCAGGACCAGATTCCGGTTTGTATCCTGGGACTTGCCATCGGAAGCCACTCCGTTGTGATAAGCGCGACCGGCACCAAGAGCACCCCGGCGAGCAGTACGGCGGTGCGCGTCCTCGGCTTTTCCGTTTTGCAGGAAGAGGCGAACCCCGAGCCATTCGAGGGTACCCAGGACGGCGTGGCCTATGTTCGGGGCGCTCGTATTTCCCGGCTTACCGGGACAACGGTCCAGCTCGACGCAACTGACAGCGAAAACCCGCGATACGACCTTGCCTACGTGAACGCGCAGGGCAATATCGGGACGGTCTTGGGTACCGCGGCGGCCTCGCCGGTGGTACCTGTTTGGCCGGCCAATTCGGTACCGCTGGCGGCGCTCTATCGCGAGAAAACCGGGTACGCACCGAAAACTCTTTACGACCTCTGTGCTGACCGCCGGCCGATATCCCACCATCACATAACCATATACGATACCCCCGGAACCTACGAATATGTCGTCCCTGATGTTGGCCGGCCGCTAACGCAACTCCTTATTTCTGGATGTGGCGGCGGCGGGAATGGTAGCGCTTCAAGTGGTGATTCCGCGGGGATGGGGGGAGGCGCGGGTGCCTATTGTATCCGTCAACCATTATGCCTTCCTCCGAGAACACAAATTGTAGTAACGGTTGGTGGAATTTGACAGGCCACATCTTTCGGTTCCTATATTTCACTTGCGGGTGGCACTACGACAGGAGGCTATTCAGGGGTTGAAATTTACATCTCTGAATCCTCCTATCGCTATAATTTGGGTGGAAACGGTCGTGGAGGTCCGTTTGGTTCTCCCGGTGCTGGTTCGAGTAGCGGAGCAGGTGGAGCGGCGTCAGGATTTGGATGTGGTGGCGGCGGTGCCGGTGGCACCAGTGCCGGCGGCGCCGGTGGTGCAGGTACACCTGGGCTAATGATAATCGAGGCTATCTAAAGGAGGGAGAGCGATGTATACCTATGCAAATATTATTGACGGGAAGGTAGCCCAAATTATTGAGGATGAGCTCCCGTTCGACGAGCTCGGCCGCCAGAAATACGCCATCGGCAAAGGACCATATCAGCTCGACCTCCGGGACATTACCGGTCTCGACCCACAACCTCAGATAGGATGGATTGACGTCGACGGCGAGCTCATCGCCCCCGCAACCCTTCGGACACCCGAACAGGCCAGGGTTGAAAAGCGGGCGGCGATTAACGCCGAACGGGATAGGCGGGAGGCAGGGGGATTTGAGTACCTGGGCAAGCGGTTTGACAGCGACGGCGAAAAGAGTGTGCCGCGAATTCTGGGGGCCGTGGTAACGGCTCAAGCTGCAATGCTGACCGGCGGCACTTTTACCGTGACATGGACGTGCGCCGACAACAGTACAATCGACCTTACGGAGCAGCAGCTGCTCGGCTTGGCAGCAGCCTTGGCCGCACACTCTGACGCTCTGCACCAGACCGCTCGGGCGCTCAAGGCCGCCGTCGACGCCGCCCTGGCCGCCGGCGCCACGGCGGAGGAGATCGATGCGTTGCCGGTGTGGGAGGTTTCGTGATGGAAAAATTTTTCGACCGAATAACCGAGGGCTGGCAGATAAACGCCGCGCTTACTGCCGCGCTGGTCTGGCTGTTCGGCCCCTACACGAATAACCTGGGCGGCCTAGTTTGTTTGGTGATGCTCGACTGGCTCACAAAATGGGTGGTACTATCTCGGCAGGCGGGGGGCTTTTGTATCGCGTGGAAAACCGACGTGATAAGTAGTCAGGGGATGCGCGAGGGCCTAAAAAAAATTGTTTGGTACGGCGTGGCGCTTATCGTGGGGCAGCACTTAAGCTATATCACGGTAGCCGGCTACAGTCCGGGCAGCATGGGGACGGAAGTCATGTGCGCGTATCTGATGGTGATCGAAGCCAAAAGTATTCTGGAGAACCTACGCGACATGGGCTTCACGGCGGCCGGGCCGCTGGTGTCAATGTTGGGGAGAAAACAGGACCAGATTACCGGGGTTGGGGTGCAGCAGCCGGGGGGTATGTCGCCGTTTGCTGCCGCGCAGAACGCCCCAAGTAAAACAAATGGGAGGGGTGCCCAGTTATGAAAGGCATCGACATATCCGCATGGCAGGAACGTATCGACTGGCCCGTCGTCCGGGCCGCCGGCGTCGAATTTGTGATCGTGAAGATGGGGCAGGGCGGCCGGGTAGATTCGCAGTATTATAACCACGTCAGCAACGCCCTAAACGCCGGCATGAAAGTCGGCGTTTACATTTATTCGGTGGCGACCGACACGGCGGCCGCTGAGGCCGAAGCCGATTTTGTCCACGCGCAACTGAACGGCCTAACGCCCGAAATGGGCATCTGGTTCGACGCCGAGGACGACCGCATGACTGGGTCAGACATCACGGCGATTTGCGCGGCGTTCGTCAATCGCCTGCAGGGGTACGGCTATGGCTACGTCGGCGTTTATTCGTCGTACAACTGGCTTATGAATGGCTACATCGATCCGGCCGCGCTGGGCTGCCCTATCTGGTGCGCTCAGTATAATTCCGAGTGCAATTACACCGGGCCGAATTTGCACATCTGGCAGTATACTGATGCGTGGAATATCGCCGGTCAGAATTTCGACGGCAATATTTTTATGGGGTGATGCGATGACCTGGCGCAAAAAAGCCATTCAGATGTACCGCGCCCTGCCGGCAGACGAAAAACCGCGCTGGAAATTGTGGGCGCGGCGATTCAGCAACGAGTACGGCGAAAACGTAACGCCGGAGGCCGTGCGTAGCGTGTGTAGGAGGGCGGGGCGGATAGATTCCCTTCGCGAGAATAAAAAATCGGTTGTAGAGGCTCCTGCGAAGTCACAGGGGGATTTAACCAAAAATCTCCTTGCGAACATCGAAAAAGGGGCCTCTTTTGATGGCCTGCGCAAAAATTTCGGACTGACCCGCCCGATAATCGATGCTCATATTGAGGATTTGCAAGAGAGCGGATACGACATTGTCATAGACTGAGTTTCGCTCGCCTTGACC